GTAAGCGAGTCTAGTTGGTTAAAGTAGAGGCGAAGTATACGAATCAGATCCGTGTGGTATCTCTGGTCGTATTCAACAGGCGGTACCGGTAATGCTGGCGCCTGAAACTTCTCAAGTGCCATTAGCGTTTACCATCCACACGAGCATCTAATCTCGGCACACCTAACTGCCAATTAACACCTAAGTCCTCTGAACTAATCTTTAACGCCATCTGCCGAGCACGGGCACGGATAAACACCTGCTCCGTATAAACATCTACCGCAGTCTCAATCACCGGCTTAGAGTCCGTCGTACCTACAGGTTGGAAGCCTGACCCGGGGAAGTTACGGGGGCGAATCTGTAGCGTTACTTCTGGTGCAGCGGCGGTTGAGTTAGAAAAATTAATATCTGGAAGCATACGACGAGTCAACATAAACTGTTCACCATCGGCAATATCAAAGTCAGATGATTGAATGTAAGCCGTTATAGGAGCACCGTCGTCGTCTAAACCATTTTCTTGGTCATAGAGAACCCCAGTGCTGGTGCCACCGGGTGTATTGACTGCCATAGGATACTCACGCAACGGACTGTCTAACCATGCGGTACGATCAATATTCCCGTAGTACCAGATACGCTCAAGGTAGTTATAGATTACATAACGGTTAGGATAAGCGGAGTTAGAACTTGGGTATATCCACCAAACTTCGTTCCAACCCTCGTTTGAGCCAGAAATAATAGTGTCGGCCTGACCAAAATTAATATCTTGAAAGATAAACTGTCGCAAAGTGCAAGGAAGCGTTTCAACACGACCTGAATAGACATAAAACTTTTCGTTCCCCATCCAGTAAGTTATGTTATTTACGGTTACAGCAGCCCGTGGGCTAAGGATAGAGATGTTGTCTGCTAATTCTTGTAGCCCAAATACGTCTGTGGTTCCAAGGTATTGGAAGGAATAAAGGTGTGATTCTGTCCACACCAAGATCTCTTGCCGGGTTGGTAGAGCACGGACAATCCTTGAACCCCTAGAAACTCTTATAAATCCCGCAGAGTTGGTAGGCGTCGGAGTCCATTGACCCGGATTATCCTGATCAGCCCACCTAATAAGAAGGGGGTCAAAATCAGCCACATTAGTAGAACCAAAAGGCACACTCCCAAAAGCGAGAAGATGCTTGTCGTTTTGCGATACAAGAACCTGCATAACCTTGGTTGGTACTGCATTGGCGTTGTATCCATCTGCGGTAGCCTTTACTGAAAGAAGAATTGCATTGGTCTGAAGGGCTGTTCCGGGGTTAGTAGAAGACCCGCGCTCCCAATAGTAAACAGGGCCATCTCTAAGATTGGCAACTAAATCGTTATCAAAGTTGTCATACCACCAATCGCTACCACTTAAAGCAACAGGTATTGTGCCACCAAGGCCCCACTCAAGGCGGCTCCAAGTGTCCGTACCCCAGCCATAACCAAACGTACCACCGGGAGTACCGGCGTTTATTTGATACTTACCAACCGTTGCAGAGCCGCCATTACCTGCATCAGAAGCATTAGCCGTTACTGGAACAACAATTGTGTAAGCGTTGGCGTTGACCAATGTAGTAATCTCAAAGCCTTGGTTGACGTTTAAGATCGCAGCCGTGACATTACCGCCCAAAGAAACAGCGCCAGTAAACTGAACGTAATTACCTACTTGGGCTGGGTTGCTGGTATCTGAAACTGTTATGGTAGAAGATCCGTTAACAGCAGCAAATGTTACATCTCCAGCAGCCGTTGTGGATTGGAGTGGGGTAATGTCATAAAAATAACCGCCTGCTTCTATGTATAACTTTAAGTTTGTCCCAACGGCTAGAAGGTTATCCCCAAAAGTTGTTGCATAGTTAAATAGTTGGCGGCAGGTACCAAGAAATGTATTGGGCGTCTGTTTAAGCCAGCCACCAATCTTCTGGGGGAAACCCGAAAGGAAGCGAATTTTGTCTCCCTCGAACCAGCCACCCTCGTTAGAGTAGTTGGTCTGATCTCGGTTTATTCCCGGCTTAAATCTAAGTGCTATAAATGGCATAAGTCACCAAAGATACTTTCTCATGCGAGGCACAGGAAAAACTGTGTCTTCTTCATGGATATGAATTTGTTTAACAAAAAACACTAAAGTTAGGCGTGCAGAATCGTCTTCATTTCCATAAAATTCATTTGCGCTATGTAATAAATGACCGTCAAAAAGAACTAAACGATTGTATTCTTCTTGTATAGTAACTGTTGGTCTAAATTGTTTATTGTTCTCCAACCTAAAATCATTAGTATTTGTAATTAAATCTGTATTTTTAAAACTCTTTATTTTTTTATCTAAATTTTTTAAGTTGGCGTTTATAGGGTCTGTGGGTCTATAAATTGTAGTGCCACATTTATTTTTTGATTTGGATAAATAAATAATCCCCGTGCATATATTTTCATCAGCATGAACCCACCCTTCAATGTACTTGCTATCTACTTTTTGAAACTGTGCGGCGGTGTTCCACGAAATCTTTGTTTTATTTGAGTTATAAAATAAATAGATAACTTTATTTATTGTGTTGTTAAATAAAGTGGGGTTTAGTTCGTGTAAAGGTTTACTACGTTTGCCGGGCCATTTGTTATCAGGATCAGGTAGATATTCTTGTTGTAAAGCAAATTCTCTTACCTCATCTGGGTAATCAAAAAAATCATCAACAACAGTAATAGGAAAATGCAAAGTTTTCATTAGGCTACAAGTCCCGGCAGATACACTGTTTTACCGCCCTGCTTGGTAGCCGTCAAGTTCTGCTTCTTGAGGTTAGCAGGGTCGTAGGAAACATGCACCCAGCCCGAATCAGGCACGCCGGGGGTGTAGAACTCAAGGATCAACTGGGTGTACTCAAGGTTGTCCATAATCCACACGGCTAAGTCTGCGTTGGCAATACCGGGAATCTCAATGTCAGCGGCTTGTCCTTTACAATGATCGGACGTTTTGGAGCCTCCCACCTTTGCGTTGACCTCGGGATGTCGGAACCCTGAGTTGACCTTGACCCCGGTTTTGAATTGGTCTCGGACAGGCTGCAATACCTTTTCACAGAGCGTTTTAAGATTAGCAATCTCAGCCTCCCCCGGTGTGTTGTCCATGTCATGCCGCAGTGCAGTATCAGACTTCACCATCTCGGCAAGAGAAAAGTTATTTGTTAGTTGCATCTTTCTTCGCCTTCATGTCCATGATCTTCTCAAGGGTACGCCCGCCAAAATAGAAGGACATAATTAGCATCCCCCACTGGCCCAAGAGTTCTACATAGTTATTGTTTACCTCAATCTCCCAAGCAGACATCATCCCAAATACGGTGTATGTCAGCAAAATAAAGATTAGCGTCATAGGCCGGATGTTCTTAGATAGCCATGAGTCCGACTTCATATCGGCCTCAGCCCGTTTGGTCAGGTTATCCTGCTCATTCATGTCGGCTTGGAGTTTGGCAAGTTCTCCTTTTTGCTGCATCTCTAAAAGCATTGCTTGCGCCTTAGCCCGTGCCTCTGGGTCAGGTAAAACCTTGTCCAGTACCTTTTCACCAATACTTAATAGTGCGGCTATGGGTAACATTATTTCTTACTCCTTGAAAGCATGGTTGCGGCGATATTAAGCATCGCCCGGGTTTGATCTAAATCAGCGGGGGGCTTGTCCCATCCCACGGTAATCTGTCCTATAAACCGACTCGGCTCAGGCGGGACACTAATCCTGCACCCAAACCGCATACCCTTCTCGATGTACCACAGGCCAATCTCTGACTGCGCCGCCTTGTAATCACTACACGGAACGTTGCCTGCCATGAGGTTAACTACGTCCTGATTGTTGGCTTGGTTGGTTGTAAAGAGTCCTACATCCAGCCCGTCGTTTGTCTTGTCCCTGCCTTCTTTGGTATACGCCCGATACTGCACCCGGGTTCCCAGCAGGGGGTTCACCTTAAACACTGCCACGGTAGTTGCACCCGTAGTCTTAAACAGGTGGGCTACAGCGTCCTCAACCCGGTCTTCCACAATGTCCGGCAACTTCTGGTGTTCTTTGTAGGTGCCTACGATCAGGTCTTTGTTGTCATACAGCATCCAACCACCAAAGGCCAGCACCGCCATCATGATCATGGCAAAGAGTTTAAACGGCGAGTCAACATACGCCAGCACCTTAGAGAGCGTGTCATTAGCGTTTAGTTTCTCAGCCATTACAGGTGACCCTTCATGATGTAATAAATAGTGACAACCAGAAACGCCAGCGTCACACAAATAATCTGCAACTCTCGTAACTTCTCTATATCCCTGCCCATTGCATCTTTACTCTTGGCATGACGGGCAATCATGTCATCTTTAATCTTCTTGACCTTCTCGAACTCTTCCTCACCCTTGAACTGCCCGAACTGTTGGATCAGAAAATCTTTTACTTCCAACTCCATGCGGCGTATCTGGTCTAGCCTACGCCACTCCGCCATAGCGGTCATGATTGTGATTTCGCCTTCTTTCCTACTACGTACCGCCTTAAAAGCATGACGGGCTTTGACCTCCGCCATTCCAAAGTTTTGTATTGACTCGACTGCTGAACTAATCTCCTTACCCGACTCAACAGCGGATTTAATGTTCCTAGTTGCCGCTTTCGCGGTGGTAATAATTGGGTCTAAGTCTGACAAGATTCATTCCTATTCCTAAGTCTGGCCCCAAGTTTTAGCACCGGCTTTAGGTACAGATGTAGCCCATACAGATACGGACTTTCTTAATTTCAAAGGTGCGCCGCAGTCAGAGCAAGTGTCAGCCGCCAACTCAGCCTCATCTAAGTCGTACCCACAGGAGGCACAGACATGGACTTCTTCAGAGCGGCAGACTTTTACCCCATCTACCTTATGCGCTTCAATTACTGTTTTCATTGTGGCTCCTTAAAATTCTGTCCAACCGGTGACAATATACTTTTCATTGCTTAATGGTGGATTGCCACGATGGGTATGCGTAAATGCAGCAGGCCAAATCACGAGCGTTCCTTGTTCAGGTTTAACCCGCATATGTTGATAAAGAAACTCAGTTTCCCCACCTTCTTGCACATCATTAAGATACAGAATCCAAGTTAAAAGTCTATGAGAATACTCTCTACTACCTGATTCATAATGCCAAACATGATACCCACCACCTATTTTAGTTTTTTGGATTTTAAAAGAATAGTTATTATGTCTACCAGAATCTTTTAAAGCAGAATATTCTTGTTCATAAACAGGGAAACATTTACCCCAAAAAATTTCATTAAACTCTTTTGTTGATTTACGAAGTGGTATGTAATCTATGTCATCCGCAAATATTTGTGTGTCATCTTTTCTAGTTCTTTCTGCATTTTCAAATTCAAAACGTGTCCGCCCATGACCAGAATCAGCCATATCTTTATAATGTTTAATTACCCGCTCACAGAATTCTTTTGTGTAAGCGTTTTTAAAAATACCTACAAAATTTTCTAGTCTGTAATTAACTACTCTTTGATCTAATTGTATTTGTTCTGACATTTCAGACATTTTTTATCCTTATTTAAACCACGGGCCAACCATCCAAGTTACAACTGATCTTCGTATACCTTTTGTAACCGGTTCAACTCCATGAAGCACAAAAGAAGGAAAAACTAAAACTGACCCGGCTTCTTGTGGTGGATATATTTTTTTTGAGTCAATTTGTAAAAATAAGCGTCCCCCGTCAAAATCTTTGTTTAGAAAAGAAAGAACTGTTAATTTTCTACAATCTGTTTGGGTTGAGTCCATTTGTGTGTCTGTGTGAGCGGTGTAGTGACCATCAACATCATAAATAAGATAATCACATTGATTAGCGTAGGTAACATCAAACTTCCAAGCCTGTTGATTAGCCGATAAACCCATACCTGCCATTTGTGCGCCTATTCCATTCCACGAAGATAATGGAATTTTTTTTACGTCCCTAGTTTCTTTTTCTATTACCCCAAAACCTTCAATAGGATTATCCCCATTAACTCTTGCTATTTCTGGAGTAAATTGTTCAATAGAATTAATTAATCTTTTACAAGCCTCTTCTGGTACGGCTTGAGGAAAATGCCAATATAAAACTCCTGAATCATGGTGACTAAGTTTAGGTCTTTTATCATATTTCCACGCCGCATTGGGGCCATTAGCATCTACGTAATGCAGAAACACTTGGGCCTGCCATTGTCCTTCTTTATACGGCTCACGCCAATGATACTTATCACATCCACGGTATAAAACGGCATCACCAACTTCCAATAATATTTTGGAAGCATTAGCACCGCCCTCATCACCCATATAAATAGGCCAAACATTACCTTCAAAACCAAAAGTTAGGGTCGCACTTATTTCACAAGATGGCCTATCTCTATGAATTTTTAATTCTTCCCCGGGAGCATAAAGACGAGCATAGGCGTAAGTAGGATAAAGTTTTTTACCTGATGCAATCTCAAAGTTAGGGAGAAGTTGTTCTAACAAAGAATCAAAAACAGGTGCTCCATGAATACCTTCAGACAAAGGGCACTGCGGATCTTTTGTAGTTTGTTGGTTAGCAACAAGTTTTTTTAATTGCTCTACTAATTTACTGCAATCTTCCCTAGGCAGCACATTTTTTAAATGAGCGTACTTATCAATTTCAAACTTATTGCTAAACTCCAAATTACACATACCCAATCTCCTCTAACAACATTAAGTCCAGATTTCTTGCGGTTTTGTAGGCCAAGTTAAAACCCCCGGCTGTGGATTAACCACAATTGCCCTAAGAGCGGAACGATAAGTTTCCCAATCTGTTTTATTCTGAAGGTTTACATCAGGCAAAACTGACCAATCAGAATCTTGAAGTCTTTGTTTTGCTGTTGCTTCATTTTCATCAGCGGTTGGTGGAACAGGTGCAGGTTCTGGTATAGGAACAACTGCTCCATTTTCATATTTATATTTATACGCTACTACATCGTCCGCACAATCCACCCAAAAACACGGGGGGGCCATATCAAATGGAACCGTCTCTACTTGAGAAACTACGCCATTTTCATTAATAAGTGCTTTTTTCATGATTGTTTCCTTAATATGCTACAAATACAAATCCACCAGCACCGGCCTGACCATTTGAGGCTGTAGGAGGGAAAGGAGTTGTGGGACCTCTACCGCCACCACCAAGAACAGGGTTGGTGTTACTGCCGCCCCCACTACCAAAAGCAGTATTTGGTTGATTAGTTGGTAATGCGGTTCCCGTTGGGGCAACTCCAGTTCCACCCGTTCCTTGATTACCGGGACCAGCCGGGTTATTTCCAGAATTTCCTGCGCCACCCCCGTTAGCAGAAATTAAATTACTAAATGAACTAGCGCCGCCTGCATTGCCCGATTGTGCAGTGTTCCCATTACTAGAGGCACCTCCGTTACCAGCAGCGCCAACAGTAATTGTGTAATTTGATCCGCCTGTAACAGGGACAACTCCCATTGCGGCCCCACCGCCACCACCAGCGCCACCCGCAGACGTAGCACCCTCGGGTTGAACAGCAGTACCGCCACCGCCACCGCCACCGCCAGCCTGAAGTACCACATAAACTTGATTAGTAGTTGGGGGAGCAGCAAAGTTTCCGGGGCTGGAGAATCCTTGAGATCCACTAAAACCACCGCCACCAACGACGTTACAGTTAATTGTAATTGCCCCAGCACCATTATTAATTCCAATCCCGGTACCGGCAGTAAGCGTGTTTTTAGCGAGTGTGTTTCCTGTAGTGTTACCAATTAGTAACTGCCCGTTTGTGTACGTAGTCTGTCCTGTACCACCTTTAGCCACGCTAACAGTATCTAAACGAGCGTTGTCTAATGTCCCACTAGAAATAGAAGATGCATTTAGCGATGTTATGTTTGCGCCAGAAAAAGTACCTGTGGTAGATCCGGTACCACCGGAAGTGATAGGTAGCGCAGTCGCTAGAGTTAGAGAAGTTAGATGTGTAATTGCGTCAAGGACGTTAGTTCCGTTGTTATACACATACATCGTTTTACCAGCAGGGACTGCAATACCTGTGCCACTATTATTTTTAACAGTGATGGTATCCGCACAACCGTTATTGACGATATAAATCTTCTCAATCGCTGGAACGATAAGATCACGAGTGCCACCCGTGGTTCCAGTTAAATTTAACCGAAGGTTACGAGCCGTCTGAGAAGCATTAGTATCCGTTAATGTTAGGGTCACGTTTCCACTAGCGAAGGTTACGTCAGCAGAACCAACGATAGCCTCTTCTAATGCCACCCCTAAGTTGTCATTAGTTACGTTACCCCATGTCCCCGAGTTTTCCCCGGTAGCCATAAGTTGAATTTTTAAACTACTATAGGTACTTGCCATTTTTTACTCCTTAAATTAAGCCGCTATGGGCAACCAATTTGGTGTTTGTACATCGTTAATCTGCTGCCAGTTGGGGTTCTGATTGGGGTTAATTTTACTCCAGATCAAAACTTTACCAACACGCCCTTGTCCTTGAACCCCCGTTACAGATACACTTATCGGGATACTTGCTACAGCATTACCTACTGAACCTGTTGCCTGTTGAAGTGTGACCGGTATAAAGTTAACTGTCTTGGTAGTAATTTGCCCAAGTTCAGAATCTCCCTCTACCCCAATCACTGGCACATTGGCTGCGCCGCTTTCGTCAGTTTCCCCTAACTGACTTGTTCCAACTACCCCTACTAGATATACATTAGCCTTACCAACTACCGTTACAGATCCGGTTTCTCCGGTTCCCTCAACCCCGGTAACATAATAAGCGGTACGCTGTGCTACCTGACCAACCGCTCCAGAGGCTTGAACCCCGGTTACGGGAACTGTCGCACTACCCTCTGCCGTGTCTTGCCCTAATACCCCGGTAGCAGAAACCCCTACTAAACGAACATCAACCTTTGTAATTACCGTTTCTGTTCCAACTGCCCCGGTGGCTTGAACACCTGTAACAGGGGCATTAGCGGCAGCGGTTACAAACTCTTGCCCTAACTCAACCTCAGCCTGAAATCCAGCAGGTTCAATCTCAGCACCCGCAGCAACCCCTACTGGGTCTAATAATGCAGAAGCATCTACACCGGTAGGCCGAACAGCCGCATTAAATCTAAACCCAACCTGCCCAACTTCCCCGTTACCTTCAACCCCTACTGCGTATATGTTTGCAGCAATTCGTAACGAAACAGAACCTACTTGACCGGTAGCAGTTACGGGATCTACGTTTGTCCCACGGAAATCAGCACCCCAAGCACCACGACTCCACGGCCCAGACCCCCAGCCAATATAATTTACATCCGTACTTACTTTTAAAGAACCAACGTCCCCAGAGCCTTCAACTCCAGTAACGTAATAAGCGGACTCTTCCTCTGTCTCACCTATTTCACCGTCACCTTGTACTCCGGTTGGGTATACATTTGCTGCTAGAACAAGATCACCTACCCCGGTTTCCCCGGTACCTTCAACACCAGTGGACTGAACATTTATTCCAATACCAAGACTGACTTGACCAACTTCACCTACACCTTCAACACCTGCCGGAAACGCATTAGCACCAGCGGTTACGGTTTCTTGCCCAAGTTCTACTTCAGCCTGCACACCAGCAGGTTCAACTTCTCCACCTGCGGCAACACCTACTGGGTCAAGTAATGCAGAGGCGTCTACCCCAGTAACACTTACTAAAGCGTTTGGATTACCTACACCAAAGTCTCCCTCCCCATAAGGCCCTATGCTCCAACCAGCCATGATTTGTCCTTTAGGGGAGGTTTGTTAATTAAGCAATACGGATGATGGCATTGCTTGAGTCATTGGTCGGGAAAATAATGGTGAAGTCACCGTCCGAAGCCGTTTTGTCTGCACCAAAGTCCAACACACAAACTGATGCATTGGTCAGCGTGGTATTAGCATTGCTGTTTGCCGAAGGAGTAGTGTTGTAAATCAAAGCGCCACGAGCCGTGAAGTTAGCGTTCGTGAAGGTCTCATCGGAAAAGTCAGTAAAGCCTGTGCCGGTGTTGGCGTTAATGTTGGTTGCCGTTACACCCGTGTTAGTTAGTGCTTGTCCACCAGCCGAATAGTTAGTACCAACAGTACCAACTTCGTTAGAAGCAGTATACGCCGTTGTGTTGGCGTCCAAAGAAGCCGAAGAAGTGTACAGAGCAAGTTTAAAAATGTCTGCTCCGGTGTCCGCTGAGGGACGAAAATCGTGTACAGCCAAAAGAAGTTCGGCCTTAAACGAGGTTGTCATTGCTTGCGTGATAGCCATATTAGGCTCCTTTACTCATCTAAAAGTTTAATAAACTCAGGATGTCCCGCTTTCCTGAACTTGATAGCCAACGTCGTATGGTGCGACTTAATGGCTTCCTTCATATAAAACACCAAAACCTGACGGATTTGATCTTTAAACGCCTCTGCTTGATCTCTAATAGCAGGATGCGTTTGCGAACCTACAGAAATAATTTTGTCCAAGGCCCGTTCGGCAACTTCCTCTGGTGTAAACCCACGACCAGAAGTTGTTAATACTTTGACCTGACTGCCACCCAAAAGGAAGGCCACTTCGCTCATCGTGCTCATCGAACTTGAACCCTTGTTTGAGTTGTACGGTATGTATCTTGACGATCTTTGCCTTCACCAAGTTGTTTCAACATGGCAAGCGCTTCATTATAACGGGCTACGTAATTATCGTTAACATCTTTTTCGCCCTTCATAAAGGCGTAGGCTTCAAGTAACGATCCATACAAAAGTGCCGAGTCAAAGTTAGTACCAAGCCAAGTTGTACCAGACGTAACAATAGACGCTGGATAGGCGTAATAAAGCAACTCCATAGTATAGTCTGCGTCTGGAGTCGGCCCTAAAATGAACGTGGTTTCATCAAAAATAGCGTAATGAGTGGGAGCACCTGTAGTAGCAGGGATGGGGAAAGACTCCCGAATAAACTCAACGTCTTTGTTTAGCAAGTAATCGTAACTTCCATCAGCATTAATTCGGGCCAATGAGAACGTGGAAAGCCAATCCGTAGGTGTAGTTAAAAACCTATTTCCACTTGTACAATTACCCGTTACGTTCTCCCGCATTACCGGGAGGTTGACGCTGTTATATATCCTCTGCTCGGCCTGACGAATAAACGTGTCTACCTGATCTTTTGTAAGAAAAGATGTCGTCGTAGCAGTGGTAGTCGCGACCACCGTATCTGGGAAGTTATTCTCAGCGTAGGCTTGTATGGTCTGAAACAGCGTTGAGTAATTCACAACTTACCCCATCTTTTTGCTATGACTGTTCCCACGGGTCGTGTTTTTAGTTCCACGAGTCCGTTGAGTTTGCGTGTTAGGCACGTTGTTAGGGTACCCATTGTTATTGGGCACAATTGGTATTTGCTTGACTGGCGTATCCATATTAGATCCCCGTTTTACGAACCATCGACATAGCCTTCCTCTGGTTGGCAACTTTTGCCAGCCCACGGCCTAATTGTTTCATCTGGAGGTTGGTTTTACCACCCTTGGCGAGTTTCTTCACATTGGAGTCCGGGTGAGCCTTAGCACCCTTCTTTTTCATGTGCGCCTTCAATGCTGCTTTCATATCCATGTTTTGCTCCTAAGTAATTGTTACTGTTACGGTTCCTGTTTCCCCGTTAGCCACTAGGTTATTCAGTAACCCAGATAACTGCAAGGGGTTGTCCAAACCAACAGGGTTCCACCCCCATTGTATCTGTCTACTACCGCCAGACGGCGTTCCAAAAGCATCTACATCCTCATTCGGCAAGTTTAACGGGTTAGTCTGAATACCTGTAAGACCGGCCTGTATATAACTGGTATCTTTTCTTGGGTTCTGTAAAGCCTGTGGGTCATAAACCGGGTACATCCCTAACTGCAACTGTGGCTGATCCGGTTCCCAGCAAGTCGGGCAAACGAGCAAATTGATGTTCTTGGTCTTGATTACCAATTTCTTCAATTGCTTTAACTGATACTGAAATCCGCATCTATCGCACTCCGATATTGCTTTTTTACCAGAAGCAAACTTTGGGCCGGACATGGCTTACCTTAGTAGAAATACTGCCGTGGAGCCAACCTCAAAGACGCCTTTTCCCTATCTTCACTCGACCCTAACGCCCACTGCTCTTCGTAGGACGCCTTCAACATCTCGATCCTATTCATAGCGTCAGGTATCTTCAGGGACAGGTAGTAGGCCAATCCAGCCGCCATACAAGGGATCATACGGAAAGGGATGTCCTCGGTGTTAATACCGTTACCAGCGTCTTGGATACGGCGCAAACGCCAGTAAACAAAGGAATAAAAATTAGACTGGTCTGGGGCAGGCCACACACAGATATTGGGCAGGTTTCGCACCGTCACAATAGCCCCGGCGGTATGTGCAGTAGCCGTGCTGTTATCTACCCCCCGAACACAGTTTTGTAGGGTATTCCCTGATATTTCGTTATAACCAATGGTTTCGTTGCCCAGTTTGATAAACCCAACGTAATTCAACCCATCTACGGAACTTAAGGTGATGGTGTTAGAAGTCGAGGTAATCGTGGTGGCTAGGGTCTTGGTTGTGACGTTCTCATACCCACTCTGGCGGTCAATCCATACCTGAATCGGCCTGCCTTGGGCGTTCTTATTAGGGATCGTAGAGTAGGTGCTACTAGAAATCCGGTTGATATTGATGTCTGACTGGTTAATACCGGTCTGGGTACGGATTACCATGTCCATCAAATCAATAGTATCCACAGGTAGGGCATAACAAATCTGTCCCTGATTTATGGGGATCGATCCCTGCTCAATAGTCCACAGGTTAATACCCCGGTTAGCCCACTCAATCGTTAATAAGTTAAGGGAACGACGGGCAGTACGCATATCGTAGCCCGAGCGTAACTCGGCGCCACAACGCTCAAAAGCCTCTTCTACGAGGTTATTGAGGTCTAGGTTAAAGGTGGTCGTCCCGGTTGTGCTCATTTCATCTTCTTAAGTGTTTGTGCCAAACGGGCACGTTGACCTAGTTTACCCGGGGCTTTAGCCGCTTTGGCAAGTTTTTTGGCTGGGATCTTCTCACCAGCCTTGACCCCCAAAGACTTTCTTAATGCACCGGGCTTTTTGATGGCCGACTTAATCCAGTTCTTCATCCTATTTTCCTATGCGGAGCAACTTTTTTAGCCACCCCTTTAGGCTGGGCGACGAACTGCTTTCCGGCTGCTTTTCCGGCTCGCTTGGCTTTGGTGGTCGCGGCATACTCTTGCGGGGAGAGCGCTTTGATGGCGCTGCTTGGGAGGTATCTTTCCCCTGTAGCCTGCGATCCTTGCGTAGAAGGTTTGCCACTTTTAGTTCTCCATTTCTGATCGGTCCACGCTTTTAGGGATTGTTGAGACTTAGCCAATCCACCGCCAGCCATTTTCTTTTTTCTTCCTGCGCAATGAGCCTTCTCCGAAAACCCTTTTGGGCTATCGCAGTTAATTGACCTTTTGCGCTTGTCTGACCACTTCACTTGTAGCCACCGCCAGCCTTCTTATACTGCATAGCCAACATCTGAGCCTTACGAGCACTCCACTGACCCGGAGCACCGCCCTTGCCGCCAGCCTTAATACGCTCAAACAGGCCCTTACGCATACCGGGTTTGGTGTAATTACCAGCCTCGTTTACCTTAGACTCACCGCCCTTAGCATACATCTTGACCTTGTTCGGATTATCCTTACGGGTAATCGTCTTGGCTTTTGGCATCTTAGAGGGGTTCATAGCCCCCATGCCACGGCTTGGCCTCATTTGGTCATGCCACCCTTGGCAAGAAGTTTGCCCTTGGTTTTGCCTTTTACAGCAACACCGTCGGCTCGCTTAGAGGCGCTAGAAGCACCGCCGCTAGTTTTCATCTTGGACATGACACCGCCACCAGCCTTCATCTTAGACATCATGCCGCCAGCAGCAGCCATCTTTGTCATACCACCTTTAGCCATCTTGCCTTTGCCATCACCAACAAAAGTAGGCTTACCATCTGGCCCCATCGGCATACCACCAGCAGCCATTTTTTTCATCATCCCACCACCAGCCATCATTTTGGACTTCATCATTTCTTAGACTCCTTATACAAGTTATTAAAAGTTACCTCTGGGTCCATGTACGAATCATCCTGCTCTGCACAATGAATCCATTGGCTGGGTTTAAAATCAGGCGCTCCTTGCCCAGTAACCCAATACGCTGGGCTGGTAACTCGCACTCGATTATTCGGTAGTGCCACTATATTTCCTGTCCATTTTCCTGCATCAGTCAGTATAAGCACATGGCTTTGTTTATGCTGGGACGGGTCTTCTGAAACCTCGCTCTCAGCATAGTCAACCGTGAACAGATACCGCCCAGTGTGAAACTCGTTATTAATTTTACAAAGCCACGGAGAGGGTTGCGCCCGATCAATTTTAACAACCCCGTGGTTATACGAACTACAGTCCCAAGGCTGCGCCAGATGGGTTTGCATACGCTCAGGCCATTGCTCAAGCGGTATGTCCCCAACCAAAGCGGTAATCGGCATCCTTGCCCACATCGCACCGCCATGTACATTTGGTTGACTACCATCATCTGCTTCACACCCAGTAAATATGACTTGAAAACTAAGACACCTATCAGGGATGGTCGTTACTGCTACTGCTAATGCGTGTACATACTCCCCGTGATAACCCTGATGCCCATTTGTAAACTCTTTTCTAACCCAACATTTAAAATACGGAATGTTGCTTGTCAAATACATTAAACGATCCGGCCTTTCGTTTTGCCCTTAGTAGCAATACCGTCGGCTCGTTTAGACGCTGAGGACATTTTTACCTTACCGCCTTTTTTCATACCTTGGGCAGCGGCTTGTTCGGCAGCGGCTTGTTCTTGTGCCTGACGCTCTTCTTCCTTATCTTTGTACCGATCTTTATAAAGAAGTCCGGGAATTAAACCTAAACCAAACCCACGATTTTCTTTACCTAACGCCCCAGATAATGCTGCGGGTATCAAACCCATTGATTTAAAAGCCATTACACAATCCTTCCCTTAGTTTTACCACGCTGGGCACAACCATCAGCACGCTTGGAAGCCGAACCAACTACCCCACCAGAGCGTTTCTTTTCTGGCTCAGACTTAGGCTCTTCTTTCTTCTCTTCTTTGGGCGTCTCTTCCTTGGGCTTTTTAGGCGAAGTTAAAGACCGAACAGCAATATCGAGAAAATGAAAAGCCTTAATAGGATCCACGCTAGACCATCCGTCCACGGGTTTTGCCACGAGTAGCAACCCCATCAGCACGCTTAGAAGCCGAACCAATCATGCCTCCTTTTTTAGCACCAACAATATCAGATACTTGGCCTTCAGCAGCCTTACCGGGAAGTGATTTACCTTTTGCGGGTGCTTTCTTCTTTTCAGAAGCCATTTCAGTGGTGTACTTTTTACCATTGAACTCAAAAGTCTTGTCACCGGCTCTACGAGCAGCAGCAAATGCGGCTCCAAACCTAGAAGTTTTTGCAGACGCAGGAAGCCCAACCTGTTTTACATCACCCGTTTCAGCATCACGAGCGCCACTGAACGGATCTACATCATCACCTTGATACGGATTAGCCATTTTATTTACCCCTTTTGCATAAGTTGATCAATTTTTGCTTCAAGTTTGTTAAAGCGTTGGTCAATGTGGTCAACAAACTTGTCCATTTCTGCTTGAGTGACGTTATCACGGGCCACCTCTTCTCTAGTTTTGTTAATCAAAATGTTGAGTCTCTGTATTTCAGATGCCTTCTCATGCCCAATATAGGCCAAGACACCTAGTAATACTGTCAACACCATATTCCAAAGCATCATCTCCATATCAGCACTTCCACGCCCGTAGGCTCTTGTTGATACGGCTGTTTGGATCGTTAGCGGTTTTAGCGCTAGTTAACTTCTTTTTCATGCCTGTCATCCTTGCACAGAATGACTTCTTACGTGAACCGCCTTCGGGTTGCGGAGCCTTCAAGCCGGGCTTACCGGGGTTAGCAGCGTTGTACGATGCCCTCCCCTTAGCGTTTAGCCCACCTTTTGGGTTCTTACCCTCTTTGCGTTGCCACGCAGGAGTCTTAGCCATTTGCAATCTTCTCGTCTTTAACAAGCCGTGGGTAGAAGGCTTCGTTTCCAAAGTCCCCTTCGTACTCTTGTACGCCCATATGGCCTAGTTTGATTGTTGGGTCTACCCAGACTTGGAACCCATCTGCACGGGCGCGGTCACAGAACAGGTAGTCTTCACCTACGTAAGAGTTGTCCTTTACGGCAAAGTCAAAGATTGCCGATAGCGTGCGCTGGGTCTTGTCATCCCAGTAATTCCACTGAGGGTTGTCTTTAACCAACTTCTCAATGACTTCACGCTTAATCATCATAAAGGCAGTAGCCACACGTTGGGCACGTACTAGCCCCATACCATTCATTGTGACGCCGTTTCCATCTTCATCTAACGTAACAATATAGGTCTTTTCTGTCTTACGGGCGCACGGGATACCAGCAGCAATGTCAATGTTCGGCTCAGAAATCCATGCCATTAAACGGATAACGTCTTCTGGCTGAAAGTTAATATCAGCATCAATAAACATCAACTCTGTTGCATCAGACTCTAGGAAGTCCTGAACTAAAAGATTACGTGCCCGTGATACCACCGAACACCCACAAATACTTCCAATCGTAATGTCAATCCCGTGTTGTGGCGCCTGTTGGGCAAACCGCATCAACGAGATGGCTTGTTTGAGGGAAACTTTGTGATCGTAAGCAGGTATGCCAAAAAACACCTTGCGGCCTGCCAACGTGTAACCTTTTTGATTTTGCATTTTTTGGTTATCCGTAGAAAAGTACCATTGAAGTTGTGTTTGTAACGGTACCGTGTAGCGTACCGGTTTTGACTAGAATACCTTCACCCGGCAAAGGAATGATGGTGTATCCAGCCGTACCGCTTGCAGCGGTGTTTACAGTAAGTACAATGCTACCGCCAGAACCACCTTCACGAATAACGACAGAACCAGCACTTGCACCATTAATCGCATACACGGTCTTGATACGAGTCCGATTAATATCGTTACTGTTTTGATCTTTAAAATCTCCAGTAGTCGTTAGCGGCTGCGTCGCAAATATATCATATTGCATTGTTGCCATTTTTGTTCTCCGTGGTTAAGTAGGGGGGCCGAAGCCCCCCATGATCACGTTTTAAGCGGGATCAGCCTGAGTTACACCGCCGGATACATCAGCAAAGTTACCAAACCAAGAGTCATTAGCATTGGCAGAAGCATATCCACCAACAACTGAGTATGTTCCTGCCAATTGATTACCAAAAACGGAGTTTTTACCAACACCACCAGAAAGATCAATACCTGATGTGGTAAATGCACCAATTGTGTTTCCAGTAATGCTTGCTTGGTTTGTAGGAACAACGATGTTGCTTGCGCAACCTTGGAAAATGTTTCCAGCAATTGTGTAGATGTAGTTTGTCCCAATGCCAGCGCCTGTGGTGTTCTTCAGAGCCGCACCGGTAGAACCGTTAAATTTACATCCGGTAATCACTACGTTAGTCAAACCACCGTTAAATTCGATGTGGTTCTGACCGCCGCTAAAGTGGCAACCAACGATGTTTGCGTGAGAAGCATCACGCTCTAAGTTACCAGCACCGCCGTCACGGAACAACTGAACGGCAGCAGCAGTAGCAGGAGCAGTATAGAAAATGTTAATTAAACGCCAGCCTTGCTGAATAATTTTTAAAGCAGGTGTACCAGCGGCAGCGCTCGTCCACGAAGAAGCGGCATAGTTTCCGCCCGTTGGAGTTGCATCTGCGGTACGGGGCAGGTTTCCGCAACCAACGATGGTTACGTCAAATACCTGAACCGGGGTCGTCAGGGACTCAGTTACTTTACCAACAAAGTAAATGATGTCGCCAGAAGCGAGGTTATTGAACGCTGATTGCATCGTGGTGAACGCCTGTGCAGGCGAGCGACCATTTCCGTTAGTACCATTAGCGGTATTAACGAACCATGCGCGTCCTTGGGTTGAAGTTGAAAAAATCTTATTGGTGTCGAGGTTAGTACCTACGGGAACACCACCAAACTGAAACAAACCATCTGCAACTGTAGTCATTTAAATCTCCTTGTCCTCTTCTCGGCGGAGCACCAGCAGTCTGACCAAGACCATGAAGGGACGCAATTAAAGGTCGTTAATAGGAAATCAAAGAATACAACAAAAGGGGGGTTTTGCAACCCCCCTCCTACAACTTAAGCGCCCGGTGAACCGAAGACACCTAATGGATCTGAGAAGCCAAACGAGTAACGCTCACGGGCTTTGTAACGAACGTTGCCTGTGTCGAAGTCTCCGTCCATCGACGTTGCCATCGGGGTGCGAACAAAGTGCTTCAGACCATTGGGAACGTCTGTGCAAAGGAACCAAGCATCAGGATCGGTCAAGAAGTGGTTAACTGTGTAACCCTCTGGGATCGAACCATTGCTCTTTAGAGCGTTGATGTTGTTGTTAGCCGTGTCAGTTTGCAATTCGGTCTCAAGGATTCGAGTTGCGATAAACATCAGCGACGGAGGAACAACTAACTTACGCGGCTTTGCAGCAATCAGCAGGCCACGCTCGTCCGTCCAAGCAGCGATCTGAATAACAGCGGCCTCAAGGGAGGTCTCAGACAGGTCGGCAGGAGTTGCGGGTTCGTTGCTGTTGACGCCACCAGAAACCAAGGGATGCGTGTTGCTAAACAAAGGCTGACCATCACCACCGGGGTAGTCTGTGTCAAAGCCGTTATTCAGGATCGCAGCAGCCTTAGTCTGCTTGGTGTAAGCCATAGCACGGGCCAAAGCCTTGGTGTACCGGCTGGACAGGGAGTCATAGAGGTTGTCCTCAATTGCCTCTTCTGTCAGCGAGAAGCCAAGAGCAATGGTTTCGTGGTTGTATCGAGCAGAAAACGCTTCCTGTGCATTGTCATAAGCGATGGCAGAACCTTCGTTTTTGACAGGAGCGGCTGAGAAGCCGGACAGTTTGGTTTCTTCTTCGAAGGAACGCTCAGAGGTTTCAGTTTCGAAAATCTCTTTATGCTCTTCGCCGT